CGACCACGACTGAGCACGTGTTGAACGCCTACCGGAAGAAGGCACGTGCGAACGCCCCGGATGGGGATAACCGGACCCTTTACACGCTGGTCAAGGGNGANGACGGCGGGAAGATCGACCTNGCNGTNGCGGACGTGCTNGCGTTCGANGCNGCNATGACGATGGACCCGGCCGAACCGGAGCCGGCGTTCTTTGTCTACTGACGGGAGGCGGGAGGCGATGCTGAGGCAGGTACTCACCACGGTCGGCGAGCTCGTCGGCATCGCTTGTGCGACGGTTGGGTCGGCGATGATCGCGCCCGCGGCTGGCTGGATCGTCGCGGGGTGCGGCATCTTCGCTGTGTCGTACGTGCTCGCCGACAGCGAGGACGGTGAGGTGCTGTGAGCATCTTCCGTCGCACCCGGCGGGTGACGCGCGACGAGACGCGGTCCAAGTTCGACCCGCTCACGGTCCAGGCGTACGCGGCAATGCTCGGGATTGGCAGCCGGCTCGGTGTCTCGTCGATCGACGAGGCGCTGCGTGAGGCGGCGACGTGGGCGTGCGTGCTGATCAAAGCCAAGGGGATGGCGTCGACCCCTGTGGACGTCGTCCGGTACGACGGCGAGCGGCGAATCCCGATGCCGTTGCCGGAGGTGATCGCGCGTCCGTCAGCGATGATGCGGCGCCGCCCGTGGACGTTCGCCGCTGCGGCGTCGATGTTCACCGACGGGAACGTGTGGGGGATGGTCACGGCGACTGATGCGTCGCTGCGGCCGCGCATGATCGAGCTCGTCGCTCCCGAGCAGGTCATCGACCGTCGTGTCGTCGACAACGTGCCGCAGGCACGGATCGACGGCGAAGTGCATCAGCTGTACCCGTGGGGCGACCTGTGGCACGTCGCCGGCGAGTTCGTGCTGCCCGGCACCCCGTTCGGGTTGTCGCCGGTCGGGTACGGGTCGCGCGTCACCGCTACCGCTCTCGCAGCGGAGGAATTCGGTGGTCAGTGGTTTGTCGACGGGGCGCACCCTACGGCGGTGATCATCCCGGAGGCGGACCCCGGCCCGGACGGCGCGGCGAAGCTGAAGGCCGAGATCATGGCGTCGACGCGCGGCAACCGCGAGCCGATCGTCCTGTCCAAGGCCGAGCTGAAGCAGCTTCAGTCAACCCCGTCCGATTCGCGGCTGATCGAGCTGATGGAGTTCGAGGTGTTGCAGACGTGCCGTCGGCATGGTGTTCCGCCGTCGATGGTGTACGCGACTGTCACCGGCCAGAACGTCACATACAGCAACGTGACGCAGGCCGACCTGAACTTCCTCAAGCACACCCTGTCCTACCCGTTCGACNTNCTNGAGGAAGCGTTGACCGAGCTGCTGCCCGGGGGCCGGGTCGTCCGGTATCGGCGTGACGCGGTGTTGCGCGGAGACCCGGAGACGCGTTGGCGGGTGTACGAGACGCGGCTGCGGAACCGGACGATCAGCGTCAACGAGGTACGCGCGCTCGAGGACGAGCCGCCGTACACCGGCCCCGAGTTCGACGAGCCAGGCGTGCCCATGCCAGGCGAAGCGGGCGCGTCAGGAAGCGATGAAGGAGGCGCAGCATGAGCGCACCTGCACCAGTCGACGATCTCTACCGCGGCCGGGTCGACAGCGTCGAGCTACGCGACGACACCGGCGGGACNTCCGGCACGATGTACGGGCACTTCACCGTGTTCGACACGTGGTACGAGATCGATTCTTGGTATGAGGGCCGGTTCCTCGAGCGGGTCGCGCCTGGCGCGCTGACGAAGACGATCCGCGAGAACCGTGACAGCGTCGTCGTCCAGTNCGACCACGGCTACGACATGCACATCGGCGACGCTCCGCTCGGCGTGATCGAGGACCTGCGCGCGGACGACGTCGGCGGCTACTACGAGGTGGCGCTGCTCGACACCGACTACGTGCGCGACCGGATACTGCCGATGCTGCAGGGCCGCACGATCGACGGTCGCACGCTCGGGTCGGTGCTCGGGTCGTCGTTCCGGTTCCGGGTCACCAAAGAGGAGTGGGTGAACCCGACCAAGGCGACCGACCATAACCCGGACAAGCTTCCTGAGCGCACGATCCGCGAGCTCCGCCTGTACGAGTTCGGGCCGGTCGTGTTCCCGGCGAACCCGGCGGCGACTGCCGCCGCCCGGTCACTGACCGATCACTACATCGCCCGCAGGATCGCGAGGACCGGCGCAGCCGAGCGCGCCGCCCGCGACCTGCTCGCCCACACCGAGGCAGCCGCCCCGAGCACTGCCGACCACACCGCCGAGCCGGCGCGCAGCCACTCGGACAGCAGGACGCTCGACGTCGCCGACGTCCGAGCACTCATCACCCGCTACGCCGCCTGACGGCGGCAAGGAGGACCCCCCCGATGAAGTACCTGGAGCTGCTGCGCGCCCAGATCGCGGAGCTCATGGCCGAGCGCGACGCTCACATCGCTGCGATGGACGCCGCCGCCGAGGCGCTCGAGGCGCGCCGCGCCGCTGAGCCCGACGAGACGGCACGCCGCTCGCTCGCGTTCACCGACGACGAGCTTGCAGCGATCGACGAGGCCAGGGCGAAGCTCGACGAGATCAAGCCGCAGCTGGACGAGCTGCAGGCCCGCGAAGCCGAGCTGGCTGCCGAGCAGGAGCGTCGCGCGGCGGCGAAGCCCGCCCCGACGTTCCTGCGCCGCCACGATGAGGCGCTCGCGCGGCCGGCCATCGACGAGGTGCCGTACCTGCGGCCGAACGAGGCGCGCGACAAGGCGCTCGCGATGCTCGAGGGGCGCGACGACTTCGCTCACCTCGACGGCGGTGTCGCGCGTTCCGCCGACCTGCCGTTCGGTGGTCGCATCGAGGCGAAGCTGGACGCCGATGACGTCCGCTCCCGCGTCGAGAAGCTGATCCGCACCCGGTCGCGCAACCTGAACGGCGATCACATCGCCCGGATGCTGCTCATCACCGAGTCCGCCGAGTACCGATCGGCGTTCCAGAAGCTCGTGACGCAGCCCGTGCCGCTGCTCACCCCCGACGAGGCGCGCGCCGTGCAGGCATACAGCGAGTNCCGCGCGATGAACGAGGGCACCCCGTCCGCCGGCGGCTACGGCGTGCCGGTGCTGATCGACCCGTCGATCATCCTCACCGCGCAGGGGTCGTTGAACCCGTTCCGGCGGATCGCCCGCGTCGAGACGATCACCACGAACGCGTGGAAGGGCGTGAGCTCGGCCGGTGTGACGTGGTCGTACGACGCCGAGGCAGCCGAGGTCAGCGACGACTCACCGACGCTCGCGCAGCCGGTCGTGAACATCCACACGGCCCGCGGCTTCATCCCGTACAGCCTCGAGATCGGCGACGACTACCCGTCGTTCGCGTCCGAGATGGCGACGTGCTTGCTCGAGGGCTACGACGAGTTGCAGGCCGAGGCGTTCGCGGTCGGGGCCGGCGACGCCTCCAACCAGCCGTACGGCATCATCACGGCGCTCGACGCCAACACGAACGTCGAGGTGACGGTCACCACGAACGGGGCGCTGTCCGGCGGCGACATCAACAAGGTGTGGAAGGCGCTGCCCGACCGCTACAAGAGCAACGCGACGTGGGTGATGTCGCACGGCGTCGGCGCCGAGATCGCCACGTTCGGCAACAACAACGCCCTGTCGTTCGTGACGGTCGACCTGACCGGTGTGGTCGAGACGATCCGCACCCGCCCGGTCGAGTACGCCTCGTACTTCCCCGACTTCACCGGCACCACCAACGCCGCGAACATCCTCGTGCTCGGCGACTTCCGCAACTACCTGATCGCGGACCGCGCCGGGATGAGCGTCGAGCTCGTGCCGCACCTCGTCGGCACGAACCGCCGGCCGACCGGTCAGCGCGGCTGGTTCGCGTGGGCCCGGCACGGCGCCGACTCGATCAACGACCTCGGGTTCCGGCTGCTGCAGAACAGCGCCTGACCCTGAGCCCCGCATCGTCCCCGCGCGTCGTTCGCTGTGGCGGTCGACGACGCGCGGGGGCAACCGCCACACGACCGCCACAAGGAGGCCCCGAGATGGGCAAGACCCCCCGCATCCGCGGCGGCATCGTCGTCGCCAAAGACACCGTCAACGTCACACACGACGGGCAGCGCATCCACATCGAACGTGGCACCGCATGGGTCGCTGACGACCCGCTCGTGCAGCAGTACCCCGACCTGTTCACCGACGACGAGCGGTACGTGCATCGCACGACCCGCGCGCCAGGGCTCGACGGCATCGAGGCCGCGACACGTCGCCCGGGTGAGCGTCGCGGGGTCCGCCGTGGCTGACGCCGACGCTGTCTCCATCGCGTACGTGCACCCGCACGACGTGTCTTACGCGTGGCACAAGTCCATGATCGACCTGCTCGGCTACGACCTCGCCAACCATCAGCGGGTGATGCGCGCCGCGTACATCGCTGTCCGGTGCAGCACCGGAGGGCTCGTCGAGGCACGCAACGAGGCGGTCCGCATGTTCCTCGAGGATGGGCGTGCCGACTGGCTCTGGTGGGTGGATACCGACATGGGGTTCCGGCCGGACGTGATCGACCGGCTCGTCGACGCCGCCGACCCCGTCGAACGGCCTGTCGTCGGTGCGCTGTGCTTCGCGTGGAAGGAGATGTCGGAGGACGGCTACGGCGGCTACACGTGCGCGCCGTGCCCGACGCTGTACCGGTGGGCTAAGACCCCGGACGGCCGGCAGGGGTTCCTCGCATGGATGGACTACCCCGACGATCAGGTCGTGCAGGTCGCCGGCACGGGCTCGGCGTGCATCCTGATCCACCGGTCGGTGTTCGAGACGATCGCCGACAAGTACGGCGCCGGCCGCTGGTACGACCGGATGACGAACCCGTCGACCGGGCAGCTGTTCTCCGAAGATCTGTCGTTTTGCGCCAAGGCAGGCGCCTGTGGCGTCCCGATCCACGTTGACACGAGGGTGAAGACCACCCATCACAAGCAGCTGTGGGTCGGTGAGGACATCTACCGTGCGGCTCGGTCCTGACGCGCGCCGCTACCTGATCGCCGCGACCGGTGATCGGGTGTCGCGTCCGTTCAACGTGCGGTGGCTGCTGCCGGTGCTGTGCCGCACCGACGCGCGCAGGTGGTGGGCGGTGTACCTGGCGTCGTGGCCGGTCGCCGCTGCCGGCATGATCGCATGGCGACTCGCAGCCGGTGACAGCCTGGCAGTCGCTGCTGCAGCGATGGCGCTGCTGGTCGGGCTGCCCGGGGTGCTAGGCCCGTCAGTGGTGATCCCGGTCGGGGTTGACCTGCCGGCAACTGCGGTCACGTTGTGCGCCGTCGCCGGGTTCGCGGCGGATGTCCCGGTCGTGCCGTGGCTGCTGCTGCTTGCCGCTGCGTGCATCCGGGAAACGGCGCCGGTGTGGGCTGCGCTGTGGCTGTGGTCTCCGTGGCCGCTGCTCGTGCTCGTCGCACCCTGCGTCGCTCATCTCGTGCGCCGGCCCGGGCCGGACCCGCTCGGTCCGCAGTTCCAGCAGATCGCCGACCACCCGATCCGTTCGGCGCTCGAGTTCCACCGCGGCCGGTGGCGCGACGCGTGGCTGATGGTCGCGCCGTGGGGCGTCACCCTCGCCGCGCTGTACGACCCGTCGCCGTGGGTGATCGTCACGCTCGCCGCCGCGCACCTGCAGCTGCTCGTCGCGACGGACACGGTCCGGCTCGTGCAGCACGCCGCCGGTCCGGTGATGGCAGC